CGCGACCTGACCGAGAGCGAAGGCTGGATGTTCATGCAGCAGGTCAAGCTTGTTCGCCTGTTCACGCGCAGCGAGTATCACGCCGACAGCGCGGAAGATAACATAGCCTATGCCGCGCTGCTGGCCGAAGCGAAGGGAGACGGACGTTGACAGTAGATAGTTACGATTTGGTACTTGCTGAATTAGGCATGCCCCGCACCCGCGAAAACTATCTGTGGGTGATGTACGACGGCAACATCCCAGAAGACTGGGACGAAGAGGCCGAGGAGCAGTTGCCCCCCGACCTTCGCGTTATTTGACTTGGAACATGCGGCGCACAGGTTTGCCGAGTAGGTCCGCTATCCGAAAACGAGCTTCGTCTGGCGAGCTAGAATTGTTCCAGATGTCGGCGATGGCGCGCTTTAGTTCAGGTGTTTTGCCCTCTTGCCCCCAAAGATCGCGAACACCTTCCCACGTAGCGGACTGCACTTCACGCGGCGTGTCGAAGCCCATTTCCTTGGCCGCCAGCGTGTGCATGTCCGATAGCGGGCCGTACAGCCCCTTAGAGCCGGTACGCGCTACGTCCGCCGCAGCGGGTGGCATTCCTTTTCCAGACGGTCCAAGGCCCATCGCGCGATAGACAATCGGGTCGTTCCCGCCGCCGGGGAAAAGGCTGGCCGCGCCCGCGCTGTGCGTGTCAATCGTCGAGATCGGCGCTTCGCTGTAAGGATTGGCGATGTTGTTGAAGAAGGACGGAACCTTACCGCCGCCGAGAAGTTGGGCGTTGATATTTTCCATCGACGGGTTGTCCAAAATCGCCAGAGCTTTGCTGACGCTGTCGCCGCTACCCCAAGTCATGCTGCCGTAGGGATCGCCGTACTCACCTGAAAGGTCTATCTTACGCACTATCGGATTGTTTCGCGTGGCATCGGCCAAAGAAACGCGGGCAAATTTGGCGAACTTGTCGGGCAGTTCCTCATACGGCATGGCTGCAATCCGCTCTGCGTAGTCAGGGCCGAGAGCTGCGATGGCTCCGGGACTTTTTGTCTCCAAGCGACCTTCGATATATTTGCGCGCAGCAGCGGGATCGGTGGCGAACCGGTCGCCGTACAGGTCCATCATGCGGTCTACGCGGGCCACGTTAATGTCCCAAGGCGTTTGTGGCGACGTTACGGCTGCGACACCGTAACCTGCCTGTGGCGGCAACCCAGCGCGTTCAGCGGCACGTTCCGACACCATCTGCGCGGTTGGATACCAACCCCGTGCAGCTTCTACTTTCTCTGCTGGCATCAGGTCCGACATGATGAACTTGAGATTGTCCGCACCACGGCGAACACCTTCCTCGTATATCTGTTCAGGACTTGCGCCAGCCATACCCCGCATAAACGGCTCTTCGGCGAGCATGTTCATATTCTTTTCAAAGGCAGGAGGCGCAGCGCGCAATGCTTCACCGGTTTGGATAAGAAGTTGCTCGTCTGGATTGCCTTGGGTTGCATAGTTCGGCGCGGTAGGACGCCGCGTACTTACCATGAACGGACTGTCGGCCCCTTCTAGCTGTGCAGGGCGTTTTGCCGCTAACGGTTTTGCTTTAGGTTTAGGCGCAGCGGCCTTCTTCGCCGTCTTCGTTGCCGTCTTCGTTGCCGTCTTCGTCGCCGTCTTTGTCGCCGTCTTCGTCGCTGCCTTCGTCGCTGCCGTTTCAGCGGCCTCTACGCCCGCCTTCGTGGCAAGTTTGCCCGCGCCGCGACCTTGAGGGAGCACACCAGCCACAGCGAGCGGAACCATCGCGGCGAGTTTCTTCCCGCCGCTTTCGTTGCCGCGCGCCCGTTCGGTCGCCGCCTGTTTGAAAACACGGAATGGTTCGGCTAACGGGTCGATGTACCCAGCTTTGAGCAACCGAAGAGTTTCCGTAATGGGCGCGGCGCGGATGAGCTTGCCCTCTTTGCGCAGCCAGTCCCCCGCGTCTTCCGCACTTTCAGTGATGTCGCGCATAACGCTTTTGGGTGTGGACTTCGTCACATAATCATAAGCAGCACCGCCGAGCGTAGCCGCTGCCGAGTTGCGAGGGTGTACGACAAGCATGTCCTTAGCCGTCCGCAAATAGTCACCCGTGGAGGGCTTCTTCGCACGAGTTGCGTTCTTCTTGCGAACTGAAAGACTACCAGTCATTAACCTAAACCCCTCGAGCTATAATCCTGTGGCATTAGAACATGCTCGGTGCCATGACGATGCCGCCGCGCGCAAATCCGGGCTGCTCTTCTTCAACGGGCTGTTCGTTGTCTTCGCCTGTATACATCTTCAAAAGCTCGGTCAGATCGGTTCTGCCCTCCCCCGGAAGGCCAACGCGGTACTGCTCAAGCGACAGCGGCGCGCGCTCCACCAAGGCAGCCTGCGGTATGGCCGTTGCGGCGTAGCGCGCCATCAGGGCGTTCTTGCGCTCTTCAGGAGTGACCGTCGTGAGGGTGAACGGGTCTTGCTGGCTCTGGATGATAGGCTGCATGCCGAAGACGGCGCGCTTCACGCCCGGCGTATACTCCTGCACCAGATTGACTGCCTTCGGGATGTACTGATCCGCGCCAATCATGCGGCCCGCTGCGCCAATACCGCGCTCTGCTGCGCCGTACTTTTCGCCCAGCTCATAGGCCTTCATGCCAAGGCCGCGAGGCGATAGCGTGGAGGCGAGAAGAAGCTCAGGAGAACCCGCAGCAGCACCCCCAGTCGTCATCATGCTTGGTCCCATGCCACGGGGTTCAGTGCTCGACAGGTTGCGTCCTGCCAGCATGTCCCCAAGACCCTTGCCGCTTTTCGTGCTTTCCAGCAGTTGGATAACCGAGTTGCCGCGCGGGCCTTTACCGGACTGCGCACGCATGAGCTTCGAGAGAGTGGTATCTGCACTCTTTGCACCTGCACCAATCGATGCCTTCACGTCGGCGAGGGTATCACTCGCTAGACGATAGTCGCCCATAACCTTGGAGTATATGGGAGCTTTTGCGGTGATGGTGGCGTTGATTGACTTTGCGACATCATTCGCGACCTTGAACTCAGGCGTACCGACTTGGTATCGGCTGCCGATTTCCTTAATCGCGCGCTTCATCGCATCAAAGTCTTCGATGCTGTTCAGACCCTTGTCGAAGAACTCCATGTACTTCGCGTCGATTTCGTCCCACACGCCGCCAGCACCAGAAATGTCGATGCCTTTATGCCGCCCAACATTGCGGACGCCTTCAATAGCCTGTTCGACATCGGCAAAATCAAGCACCTCTGGATTTTGCTTTAGCTTCTTCATGCGGCGCGTATAATCACGGCTGCGGTTCAGATAGAGTTCGCTAAGGGCTGCGTCGGCCTTAGCCAAGGGATCGAGAACGTCGCCCGTTTCCGTTGCTTGCTCAACAAACTCCTGAGATCCGCGCTTGCCAGCACTGAAGGCCTGCTTGACGTCAGCGCCCGTTGCACCAACCATGCGAGCAGGGGCGTTCACAGCGAGCTGTTCCGCCACATTGCCAAGGGCCTTTGCGCCAAGTTTGGTTGTGCCAACCGCCAAGCGTGTTGGGTCCAGCTTACTCGCACCCTTGGCGAAGCCTTCAGCGACACTGGCGAAGCCTTCAGCGGCTTTGGCCGCGTTCGATAGCGCGCCAATCTTGCCGACCTTGGACGCAAGGCCCGCAGTCTTCGCAAGGATTGTAGCACCGCCCGTTGCGAGGCCCGCGATGTCAGCGGCGATAGAAGCCGGGTCGGTCATGAGTGCCTGTTTGAAGCCCTCAATGCTGCCGTAACGATCAGTGTAGTACTTCTTCAGAGCCTCATACTGGGTATCGTCTGTGAGGCCAGTCGCGCCGCCGACGACCTTCACAAGGCTCTCAACCGTGTCAGGCAGATCGACAGTCAGGGCCTTGGCCGTATCGTATGCAAGCTCAAAGGTGCTCGGTATGAAGTTCAGCGCCGCGCCGCCGAGCACTTCGCCCCAGCCAAGTTCGGTCTTGCCCCCAGCATTGGCTTGAACGCCGAGCATCTTCTGCGCGTCCTTGTCGGCCTGCTCATAGCTAAAGTCCGAAAGACCTGCGCCCTCACTGGTCTGCAAGTTCATGCCGGTGTCGAGAGCATTCTTTACAAAGTTCTCATCTGGTTCGCGGCCAGTGGCATTATAGTATGCGCTGCCCATGAGTGCGGCAAAGTCCGTCGGGTCGAAGGTGCCATCCTTCTTGGTTTTCGCAACATACGCCTGAAGCGCCTTCACATCTTCAGGCACGAAGCGGTAGGACTTGATGTCCGAGCCAAAGGTCTGGATTTCTTCTGGCCCGAGGGCCTCGGCCAAAGCTTCGGGGGAGATGCCGAGGCGGTTGGCGACTGTCAGTCGGTTCCTGATGACCGTGCCCATGCCGTCCTGAAAGACCTCGTCGCTCGCCGCAGGGTCAATCGCGTCCTCAGTACTGTAGAGCAACTGAAGTTCACGATCCGACACGGCACCCAGTGCCGCGCCCGTCGGGCTTTTGGCGCGCATGTCTTGCAGTTTGGTAAAGGCCGTGTTCGCCTGAATGGGTTTGAGAAGCGCAAGGACGCTGTTTGCCGGAGAGCCGGAGAATACAGACGCTGACGTGATACCCTGCCCGAGGCCGCTTGCGCCGAACATGTCACGGCTAAGCTTGCGTGCCTTAACAGCGTTCCTGATTTCTGTCAGAACAAGGTTCTGCGCCTCGGTCAGCGCGTCGCCGACCGGACGGTTGCGCATGAGCGCCTTTGCCTTTTCCAACGCCATGCGAGCGGCTTCAGTCTTAATCTGCGCCAGCTCGGCGTCAGACTGAGCTTTGCTCGCCTTGGCAGGAAGCAGCGTCCGCGTCTGTTCGGCAGAAGCTGCCGAGGATGCGGCCCCCGCTTGCTTCTGCCCAATCCCCGCTTCGATTTCCCTTTCTTTCACGGGGGAACCGGGCTGCACAACGATGCTGCGCGAGGGG